TTAATGTACGGGACATTCTGAGTTCCTCGTAAATGAAGTGGGCCGCGCCAGTCGCCATTCCAGCGCGGCCCCAACGCGGGCGAGGAAGGATTAGAAACCCGCCCGCGCCTGTTCGATCAGGTGGTGGCGACCTTCAGCACCTTGATTGCGTTCGAGTCGCGCACCGCGCCGCCCACGCGCTTGCGCACGTAAAACTGAACCCGGCCCTTCACGGTGTAGGGATCGCGCAGCACGGTGAAGCCGGTCCGGTCCACGATCGTGTAACCGCGCTGCCAAGCCCCGAACGCGATCGGGAACGTGCCAGACGCAACCGCAGGCATGTGTTCGGCCTCGACCAGCGGATAGCCCAGGAGCGTCCCCGGCGTGCCTTCGCGCAGCGAGGGGTAGAACAGCGGGCGGTTGTCCAGATCCTTCAACTTGCCCAACGCCTCGATGGTGGCGGTGTTCGCCATCCATGCCGCGCCGCTCTGGCGGTATCCGGCGCGCATCGCAAACACCATTGCGAGCAGCTTGTCGGGCAGTTCCGTGCCGAGGGTCGAAGCCGCGCCGGTCGGGATGTGTTGCAGGTGTCCGAAGGTGCGGGTGCCGTCGCCGCTGGCGTTGATCGTGCCAGACAAAAAGCCGGTCGGCTTATCGACGCCATCGCCCGAGATAAACGCCTGCGATTCCGCCTCGCCTAGGTGCTGCCCGACGTCCTCCACCAGCCAACGCTCGGCATCGCCCGCGAAGTCCTCGAGCAATTCCTCGGTGATGGGGGTCAAGCTGTAGACGGTGCCGAGTTTCGGCTCGATCGAGGCCAGCGACGGCGCGGTCGTGGTCGAGCGGGTGGCAGTCTCGCCAACCCAGCCCGTGGTGGTGCCGCGCACGTTGACCAGCATCCGGTAGTTGGGGGTGTCGGTGCTGCGAACGTCCGCCACGGCGCGGACAGGCGATTGCCGCAGTGCGACCTCGGCAATGTCGCTGGCGATGCTCAGAGGCACGTTAAAGCCGCCTGCCGCCCCGGTCGTGCCGGTAAGCCCGCCCGTCTTGACGTATTCGACCAGCGCAGTCTTTTCCTCGGCGGTCGCGCCGCCCTTGCCTTCGGGCGCATCGGTGCCGAACAGCGCCCCGCGACGGATCGCGGCCTGTTCTTCGCGCAGCTCATGCACCACGCTTTCGAGCGTTGCGGCCTTGCCCTCGAAGCCCTTCAGGGCGGTGCTTACGTCATCCACGAACGGGCGGATGACTTCTTCAATGTTAAAATCGGACATTGGATTTACCTTTTCACAAACGGCGCGATCCGCTGGCGCGCCTCGGAGATTGTCGCCGCCAGCGCGGCAATTTCATTGCTTGGGTCTTTTGCTGCCAGCGCCTTCACAGCGCCCACGGCTGCGGCCTTGGCTTGCCGATTGGACAGGCCTGCCGCCTTCAGTGCGGCTTCGATCTCGCGCGGGCCGGGGGTGCTCTTGACCATCTCGATCACGGCCTCGGCATTGGCGGGGATTGCCACCAGAGAGACCTCCAAAAGGTCGCCCTCGGTAATCATCCGCTTGCCGCCCGCCACGGTGCGCTTGGCATTGCTGAAGCCAACGGACAGCCCGCCCAGCGCCCCGGCTCGCGCCAAGGAATGAGCCTCACGGCCTGCCTGTGTGTCGAGCAGCAACCTGCCGGTGACGCGCAGAGCGCCGCCGGTTTCCTCAAAGCCCGTCCAAACCCCGCAGGTGAGGTCCGCCCGGTGCTCGCGCATCATCGGCAAGCCTTGCGACTTGGCCCGCATCCGTTCGATTGACGAACGGAACGCACCAGCCGCAACGGCCTCGCCTTGACGGTCGAGGTTGCCATAGACGGAAGCCAAGCCGACGATCTCGCCGGTGTCGCTCAGGTTCTTAATTTCTAGGGGGAATCCCAGCGTTTCGATCATATTGCGCGCCTCATCAATCGGTCAAAAGACCGCTCAACAGTTCTGGCGCGCGTCTCACGCGTTGGGTTTTTCGCTTTTGCAGCCCGTTCAAAGGAACGTATCCGAAAAGCAGCCCTTCGATAGCATAAAATGGCCACGGCATCAAGCCCCGCGCGCGCTTTGCTCGACCGCATCGGCCATGCGCCGCAAACCCTCGGCCATCTCGATGCGCTCGTGCTCCAGCGATGCGACTTGCAGCCAGCCTTGCAACAGGCCTTGCGCAAGCGGGCGCATCAAGCCGTGTTGATTCATGCCGTCCATCGCCAGCGCCAGAACCGCCTTGCGTGCGGCCTCTTCAATCTGCGCGCCAAGTTCGACCGTGGTCGTGGTGATGTGATATTTCTTGTGCAGATCATCCATTTTCAGGGTCTCCGAATTGCTCCAGCGCCCACGGCTTGCTGCCGTCGCGCGGGTCGTTTGCGAACAGTGCGGTGAAGGTCTCGGTCTCGCGCCGCCACCATGCGAGGAAGGCGGGGCCGATGCGTTGCCATGCTTCGCGCGCGGCATCATCGAAGGCCCGCCAATCGGCGGTTGACCACGATCCGCAGCCGTGCGGGATGTCAGCGGCAAAGCCTACGCCTGCGATCAGCGGCAACCCGGTGATTAGTTGATCGGCCTGCCACATATCCAGATCGGCGCGGCTGCGAGTTCGTTTCGTGCGGTTTGTCGGCATCGGGGATTCCTTAACGTGCGGGGGGGCGTCCCGGCCCGTCGCGCAGCGGCTCCAGGTCGAGATTGAGGGATTTCATCGCGGCGAGAAAACCGGCGCGAGCGTCCTTTTCGAGCGCGCAGGCGGGGTTCAATTTCGGCGCGCCGTAGCGGTCGATCACAAGCTCGCCGTGTTCGGCAATTGCGGCCCGTGCCGCCGCAAGCCGATCCACACATTCAGCGGCGCGTGACAGCAGCGCCAAGCCCGCCGCATCGGAGATTGCGTATTCGTCCGCCACGCTGCGGAAGAACGTGGCCCCGGCATCGCGCAGGCCTTCAGGTGAGTTCAACATGGTTTGACAGCCTTTGATTGATTATCGTCCAGCCCCACCGCCGCTCTAGCCCCGGCCAACTGTAATGATTTCGGGGGGCGGGGGGTGAGCGGTCTCGGCGCGGATGCTGTGCCTGCCAGTTGTGTTCGAGTTCGGTCAGTGAGGTCAGTGAAGTCAGTGATTTTCCATTGTGTCCCTTTTCCCCTCGCGTGTGTGCTTTGCGAAAAATGTAAGTCATTGGTTTTCCTTTCGGTGTGTAAAAGGAGTGCAATGCCAGATCACTGACTTCACTGACTTCACCGACCAATCAGCCGATTTGCAGCGGCCATCTGGTCGCGCGGTGTGAGGTCGTGGCGGGCGTAGATCGCGCAGCGTTTGCCGCCGACCTTGAACAGGCCATCGGTTGCGGCGCTGTTGCGAACCGCGACATAGCCGCACTGCTCAAGCCGGTGCGGGATGCGGCGGCTGTTCTTGCGCTCACTCAGGTAGGCTCTGAAGCCTTCGTCACTGGTGGCAAGTGCGAGGCTGGCAATCGTGGTGGCCTCGGGCCTGCCCAGATTGTCGAGCGCATCTGCAAGTTCGGCATCCTCGGGCGCAGAGTTGGCGCTGACAATATCCCAGAAGGCCGGGGTCTTGGGCGGTGGTGCCTTGGCGTTGAAGTCGGACAGGTCGAGCGTGCGCAGATACGCGGCCACATGCCCGATCCCGCCTGACTGATACCAGCGGTAAAGGTCCGACCAATAGTCATCGCTGAACGCCTCACGGCTAACCGGCGACCACGCGACATAGTGCCGCCGGTCGTCCGCTGGCAGGTAAATGCCATCTGTCTTGTGATTGGTCGTAATGATGACGCCGCAGACATTGAAAGCCGCATATTCGCGCAGGTGCTTTTCATCCACGCGCAGCACGTCCGGCGGCGCGGCGGTGTAGGTTTTCATATGGTCGTAGAAGGCGAAGCGATCCACATCCCCGAGGTCGCGCGCCTCGCTCACGCGCAGGATTACAGATTTCACAAAGCCGTTGAACCGGCCCAGCATGTGCTGCGGCGATACCTCGGTGAAGTTCCACGGCCCGATGGCCGCTTTCACGCCTTCAAGGATGGTGTCTTTGCCGATCCCCTGCGAACCGCCCATCACGATAGCGTGATTGATCTTTTCCTCGGGGCGCTGCACCCGGTGCGCGAGCCAGCGGATCAGGTGGCCAGCGTCATCAGGATAAACGGTGCGGACGTGTTCAAGCCACGGCTGCGCCTTTGCGGGGTCGCCATCGATCGGCAACGGCGGGCGATAGAGGTTGAACACGTTGAAGCCCGGTTTCGGCATCCATCCGCCATCACTCACCAGCCTGTCAGCGATCACCTGCGGCAAGCCCGGTGCCCATGTCATCTGTTCGACGGCGCGGTTCTCATCCAACCATGCGCTGGCCTTTTGCGTGCGGTGGTTGCCATCCTTATCGAGCAGCGGTTCACCAGCGCGGTTGAGCATTGGCACGGGATCAAGGCGGGCGTTGACGCTTGAAGCAGGCCAAGGCTCTCCGGTCGGCGCGAAGATGTAGTTATGCGCGGGCATGTAGGCGCGGAAGTGGTCGAGCGTGACGCCGCCCGCGTCCTCGATGATCTCGCCCGTGTCGGGATCATGGCGCGGTGTTGCGCCAAACTGCATCCGCTCAGGCGGGGTTTTCGGTTCGGCCATGCCGTCACGCAAAGCCCGGTCGATCTTGTCGCTCAGGCTTTCAACCGTCCAAGGGTTGCGCGGATCATGCGAAGGCATCGCCAGCGCGGCACTCAGCAGCCGATTGCGGGCCGTCTGGTGGTCGAGACAGCGCCCGCCGACATAATGCCCGATCTTGAGCGCGGCGGCGTTCACCGTGCTTTCCTGCGCGCCATCAGGGGCGCGGCGGATTGCATCGCACTCGCTGTCGAGCGCGGCCATTGCGTAGGGGTGGCTGATTTCAGGTGCAGCAGTTTGCGGCACCTGATTTTGTCGCGGGGATTGTTGGTCATTTTGAACAACAATTGCCTTTGCAGGCTTGGCGATCAGGTCGAGCAGCCATTGCGGCGGCGGTGCGAGGTCAAACAGCCCCGGCGGATGGTGCCAGGAATATTCAGCGCCGGACGGGTGCAGGCTTCCCGGCCCGACTACGTAACCGCCATCGCAGCGAATATCCCATCCCGGCTTGATCCCGGCGCGGTTCTTGATGGTGCCGCCGGGGTGCTGAAAGTAGAAGTGCTGTCCCTTGGCGGTCTTGGCGCGGATGGTGTCAGGCA